TCAGATAAGATTTAGATGTTGGACTTCTTTTTTGTATTTCTCCAGTGAAGGCTTGTATCCCTGTTCATGGATAACGTCCTTCAGCTCTTTCAGGGTATAGGTCCGGGCTATGTCCAGTCCGTAGTCTTCCGCAAAGGCTTCTATTCCAATCAGACAATACCCCATATTGCGGTGTACCGTTTCTGCATTGATTTCCATAGAGTCATCTGTTCCTTTGGGGAGTACAGCCTGCTCCTTCAATTGACGGATCTTGTATTGCAGGCCGGAGGCGAGCCTTTCCATGTTCCTGTCATGGTAGGTCAGCCCGTCCTTGCGGATACAGTATTCCACTGTCTGCCCCATGAAAGAGTTGCGGAATATTTCGCAACCCAGTATAGTACGGATATGTTCCACCTCATAATACCGCATGGCTTGTACATCTTTCAAATCCTTTTGAATCTTCGGAATCCGGAATTGCGGGTCGTTGTCACATATTGTCTTTTCCAGCCATGTCCGGTGGAATGTAGTAATCTGTTTTCTGAACACTGTCTTGGCAGGCATATATCGGTTGGGATGGCGTGTCATGATGAGATAGTATTCACTTTCAAGCCATCCGTGTTTGCATTTCTGCAAGGCGATGTAAGTCTGTCCTATCCGGCAGTATTTGCGGTTGTCATCACGGTCCCTGATATGCTTGAAATCCGTTTCACATCCATAGAATTCGGCTGGAAGCCCTGTATATTTTTGGAATTCCATGACCCGTTCCTTGAAATACCGGATATTATCCTGGTCTTTTTGACATAACAACCTGGACATTTCAGGTGTGATGAATTCCATCCGCAGATAATGGAAGTATTGAGGCTTCTCCTTGAGAACCTTCTCGGCAAGTTTTCTGGTCTGTAGTTTCTTCGGCAGTTGAGGGAGCCAGCGCAGACTATGGCCGTATTCGGTGAAATATTCCACAAGTTCCCTGTTCCAGCGTTCCGATGGAATATCAGGGTAGAACGAATCCCTTCTGGCCAGTGCTATACAAACCTCTTTCGTCATCAGGTTCGGTTCAAGAATGAAGTTGTAACTGTTGATTTCTCTTTTTACTTCAAGTGTATGAATAAGTCTTTCCGGTGTCCGGAACCGTCTGGGAAGTTTGTTAAATAGGTTAGGTTCCAGCTCCATTGCTTTGTCAGCCATGGCATCATCCGCATGTTTGGAGAACCACTCGTAATGTCCGTATGAATCGAAAATGCCATGCAGGTTGCCTGTCTTGTGACAGATGGCCTTCCATACGGTGTCATAGTCAAGCCAGCGTGTATCCACTTCCTTGATACAGCGTATGGCCCATTCCTTGTAGTATGCTGCCTGTTTGAAACATTTAGGCATCATTTTGTCGATAGTCATGGTTGCGATACGTCCGTCATGGATCAGTTCTTTCCAAAGTCTGAAATCCTTGGCTTGTCGCGGAACGAAAGAAAGCATGACGCTTGTTTCATATAAGAACTGCTGTTCATACCTCTCTGAACAGTACCGGTAACCTCCGTTTTGCTGTACGTCACTGTAAAGGGAGTATATTGCATCACGGACTGTTCCGTTGTTCCATGAGGATGAAGGTATCAGATGCAGGTAGTGCATGAAATTCCTGTGTGCGAACAGCGATTCAAGTATGTCACTGTTCCTGTATTTTTCCGGTATGTCAGGAAAATTACTCTTTTCGGCCTTTATTGCCCTTAGACAAATTTGGCGGTTACGTTTTTCTTCAGGTATCTTCGAAAGCTGCCAGGAACGCCATCCGTAATCATCTGTTTTGAATATACTGTCAAGTATTTCAGAAGTAATATATTTCTCCGGCAGATAGTTGACCAGTTCCGGACGGTGTTCGGTCGCGGCCAGTTTAACCATTTCCATTGTGATGAATTTGTCCGGCATACATGATATAGCCTTTGTCATATTGATTTCTTTCATGATTCCAGTTTTTTAGGTTTGATGACTTTTATAAGTTGTGTTTTGCGGAATACATATACCGGTTTCCCTTTTTCACTGACTCTTTTGGGAAGGCTTTTCCATGTATCCCATCCGTTGACAATTTCCGGAGTGAATTCCAGTTTTCCCGTTTCGCCGATTACGGCAAAGGAAAGTCCTTTGTCCAGAGGGGAAGGTGTATGGTCCTTGTCGGGAACAAAGACAGAAAATTCAGAATTGCTGATTTCATAGATTTTTCCTTCATAGCCCAGAAACCATCTGCCATTTTCATACAGGTAAGTCCAGTCACCGAGCAGGAAGAACTTTTCCTTGCCTGATATTTCCTTTGCTTCGTGAATGGGATTCCCATTATTCAAAGGCCAGCAGCTTGTCTTGTTTTCATTTGATGAGAGGCTGCCTCCCAGATGGAGCAGGTTTCCCAAAGCGAGCAGTTTTCTCACCCTGTCTTCCGTACGGTAGAATGTCCTGAGTATTCTTCCGCAGTTTTCAAAATCCCCTTTTTCAAAAACGGTGATGTACCGTATTCCTTCCGGCAGGGACATTCCGATGTAAGTGTTTTCATCATTTGTCATAGTCGTATATTTTTATATGATTGTTTATGAATGGGATTCTTTGTCATTCCAAGTCTCTTGCACGGACTGGATTGTAGGGACAGGACTGTACCAGGTAATTGGTATTTCTGCCCTGAGTCTGACTGTGCTGTCTGAAACATTCGACGTCATCTTCCTCCAGTTTCAGTTTTCTTCTGTTCTTTTGCAGGAAGTCTGCTGCCTTTTCTATGGAAGAGAAGACCGCCTTTGGCTCGAATGAACTGTATTCGTGCCATGCGTTGCAGCTGAAAAGGATATACATTTCAGCCTTTATTCTGTTACTTGCTGCCATATCTTATCTGATTATTCGGGTTGATAAATGACAAAACCCGATTCCGCTGGTGACGGAACCGGGCCTGTCGTATTCGGTTTCAGGTTCTAATTCTGGTTATATGAAAGCAGGAAATCGGCCATTGCTCCGTTCTGTGGAATCATGGCAGGAAAATCAGTCTTTCCCGGTTTATAGATTTCTGTCGCTACATTGTAGACATCCCACGCTGTAATGCGTGGCTGTTCAAGTGAGAGTTTGAGCAGTTCTTCCGTAAACACGGAAATCTGTCCCTGGTTAAGTGGATAGGTGTCCACCTGTGATGCCAGTCTTTTGTCTGCACTGTCATGGGATACACGCAGAGCCGTCAGCATACCGATGATCATGTATAATTCCCCGGGTGTCAACACCTTTTCCTTGAGCCTTTGGATTCGGCTTCTGTCCGCATCCATGTCACGCTCAAAATTGCGCATCCAGTCATCCACCTTCCCGAACAGTTCCTCAGTAGTCACCTTGTCCTTACCGTAGTTGGCAACGCTTCGTTCGGGTGAAAGGATACACTGATTGTGGCAGATACGTACGCAGGGACCTATTGCCGCCTGGATACCGTCCTGATGGTAGGCTACCACGAGTGTGGTTGTCAGTTCGTCGGTATCTCCGTTCAGAATACGGATGGTGGTGAATATTCTGCGCAGTACATGTGCTTCTACCGCCTTCTCTCCATAGGTCTGTTCCACCTGCGGCAAGATGACCACTCCGGGCTGTGTCCGGTTCTTGTTCTGGGCGGCGAAGATTTCCTCCACCTCGTAGTTCAGGTTGTGACGGCGGCAGATGTCCGTCATGCGCTGGATGACCTGGTAGTGGTAGATTCCCCTTACCGGATTGCCGTAGATGTCGTTCTCCTTGTAGGTACGCTGGAGTGTTTCAAGGTCCATTACTTCGATTCCGTTGTTCTGGAAATCAAACTGTCTTTGATTGTTCAATGTTGCTAAAGCTTCCATAATTATATTTTTAAATGGTTGGTAATTATTTGTCCAATAGGTTGATGATACGGACTGCCTCTTTGAAGCGTCCGATATTTTCCGGAAGAGGATTCCTGTATTCCTCTTCCTTCATGCGTCTTATAGAAGGTATTCCCGTCAAGGGCAGAGCCTGGTTGACTTTCCATCCGTCGGTGAATGCCTTCGGCTGGAGACTGTCATGACAGATCACTTCCCCGACACATCCGTGGACGAGCATGTTGCATACGGTCATCATGCAGCAGGTCCGGCTGATGTCTTCTCCGACCAGATAGTTTCCCGGATTGTGCGCATGGTATGCCAGCAGGAGTCTTCCGCTGCCGCATGTGGGGTCTTCCATCCTCTGTCCGGTCTCTTTTTTACCTGCCGCGCACATGACCATGAGTTCACAGATATGTGACGGCGTGAAGAATTGTCCGTTTGCCTGCTGTCCCGGTTTTGAGCAGTAAGCCATGTGGAGTTCACCGAAAGCGTCGAACCAGCCCGACCTGCCGATTTGTTTCTGCATGATACGTGTCCATTCGGCTGTCATTTCCATGAACGAGGCGTTTTGCTGACGCTTGTATTTCCAGTTGCTTATTGGCGGTGCTCCCGGAGAGAAGCCGTGGATGATGAAACGCAGCAGGTCGTTGAATACGGTCTGTATTTCATAGCCGCATGAGGAGGCAAAGCCTGTGATGAGCCTGTCGAGCGGCCTGACTTCGTTGGAGATTTCATATCGTGCCATATTCCTTTATTTTATAATTGGTTATAGACTGTCGTTGATTCTGTATACTGTTACGGTATGGTTTTCATTGTCCGTGTGGATTCTGACCGGACCGTATCCCATGAATTTCATGCGGATTTGTCCGTGCTGTCCCATACCGTTCCACTGCTCACGTGATATTTCCTTAATATCCATGCGGTATCCCCAAAGTACAAGAGAGTCAGGCAGGATTCCCTTGTAGAGTCTGCCTTTCAGGATTGCGGCCAGCTCGTCCAGCTCGCTCCGGCTGTACAGCGTGAATGAATCGCTGCGGAAGGTGTATTCGCCTGTCCTTTCCCTGTCCCGGTGTTTCATGATATGATAGCGGAACCAGTTACGGGTGGTGTAACCGTCATACAACGGATTCGGTTCTCTGTATTCCCATTTCCTGACCGGAGCATCGAACCTTAGACTGCCCGTACTGCTGCGCTTCCCGAATCCCCATGTCCTGAATATGCGGATTTCAGTACCTGCGGGTTTCATGTTCCGGATATTGACCTGCGTCCAGGGACTTCCGGTGGTATCATAGGCGGCTTTTCCCATGTCATCGAAACAGAATACCGTTTCCGGTATCAGGCATATATCCGCATATTTTCCTGTTATCCGTTCTATATGAGCTTTTCCGAAATAGTCACCAGAACGTGAGACAAATTCCACGCAGTCTCCTTCTGTCGGGCACATCTGCCTGCTTCGGACATTCTCCATCAGTTCCAGCATACGGTTCACTTTCCGTACTTCCTTTTCTGTAATGGGATACCCGAAGTCACCGTTTGCCAGTTCAAGACTGTCAAGGTCATATCGTATCTTTGTATTCATCCTGTTCTCCTCCTGTTTTGTGTATAGCGTTCAACCTGTCGGGTGATCATATCACAGAATTTCTGGCCGTTTTCTTCCTCACCCCTGAAATAGGCGGCCATCATCAGCAGGTTCCTGTTGTAATAATGCACCCATTTGTCATGGAAATGTGCGCCGGGAACCTGTCCGAATGTTTCCTGAAACAGTTCCAGGGTCAGATCCTCGTCCTGTCTCCTGTTGTATTCCCATATTGCCAGAAGCAGCATGTCATTGTAATTCAGTCTCATATTGCGTTGGTATTTGAAGTGGCCATTATGATGTTGCAGCAACCGATTTCCCGGACATTCTCCTTCAGCTTTCCATTGTTTACCAGTCTGTCGTATGCCTCATGCACAAACCTGTATGCAGGCGAATCATATCCGATACCGTGCAGATGTGATGTCGTCGCCACATTTATCCGTGATGCCATCATGGAAAGTATGTCCTCTTTCCCTGCCCGGCGGTTGCTGAAGGCATCCAGTATATTCCGGTGGATGCACATTCCGTATCTGGCACGGTAATATTCCATTTCTTCTTCATCGGTGAAGGAATACACCTCTTCCGCTATCGTATCCTTTACAAGACGGAATGTACGGCCTCCTTTTTTCAGTATGGCTGTAATCTGTGGAATATGCAGTGTTTCACAGTAGCCGTTTATTTCCATCGGATGCACGTACAGGCGTGTCTTTCCTTTTACAAGATACATGGCCTGTGATGTACAGCCGGTTCTGTCCGTGTCGAATCCCTCTCCATGGAACTTCTCTTTTATTTCCTTGTAGAATGCGTCCGTTTTCTCATGGGAAAGACCTTTTCCCCATTCATATCCGCTTTCCAGACTGAAAAGCAGATGGAAGAGGGTTGTCCGTCCGGTCTTGCTTTCCCAGTAGCCGTAAAGGTCAGTCGTGCCGGATTTCGGTCCGAACCTGTATCCGTCCGGAGTATAGCTTTCCATCACTTCCAGGAGTGAGTTCATGAAATTTTCCGATTCTTCCGAATTCCACCATTCTGACGTATCGTCATCCATGGCATAAGCCGGTATATGGTTCATAACCTGCAGGTATTCCGGAGTTTCTTTCAGAATGTCCAGCATCCTTGTGACGGCTTCCTTCCTTTGTCTGATGGAGAACAGTTCTGTTCCGGTATCCGCGTGAAGCCTGTTCTGTGTCTTCTGGTCTGTAATCATGACTTCTGATATTTATTGTTATACATTGTCTGCCTGTAAGGTACAGGCATTCTTATTTCTTGTTGTCCCTGTTGTCTGTTTGCCCGCATCCCTGCAAGGCTTGGCGGAAAAAAATACCGGAGCGAAGCGAGGATGATTTTTTTCCAGACAACCAGCCCGGCAGGGCCGCCTTGCGGGAGTTGCGCGGCAAACAGCTATTTTTGCAGCAAGAAATGAGGATGCTGTCATCATGTCTCCGGCATAAAAAAAGGGAACCCCATATTGCATGAGGCTCCCCAATACAGACTGTCGCATATATGTCAGGTATGTATGCTCCATCCGTGGAAACGTTCCATGGTGACGGCAAAGGACTCGTCCGGATTTCCATGATACAGCAGTCCTCCGACAATGCCTGTATTTCCGTCCGGATAACGTTCGCAGAATCCGAACGAATAAGGCGCATGGTCGTAATAGAGTTCGATTTCGCATGGACGGTTCCCGTTCTTCTCCCATTGTTTTAGACGTTCAAGACAGTTTTCCAGTGTCTTGTCATTGATTGATTTTGCATACTGTACGACCTTGTCGTAATGCTCTTGTGAACAGCAGATTTTCATATCGTTTGAATTTATTGGTTGGTAAATGTTTTTTCAGTCAATCCAGAAAGTACCGCAATGAGGGCACCTGCATCCGGCAGGATATTCATTCGAATACCGCACGTCACGGTGGCGTTTGTAGTTCATGTCACCGAAGGTGCATTTCCCGTCTCGGAATGTCTGCTCATAAGCGGCTTCCTGTTTCTTGTATTCAGCCATCCGGCTTTTTCGGACAGATCCGGTAAAAGGTATCATGCCCGTTTCCCATTTTGTGGAATCACACCAGTCATTGGTCATGCCGCAGACTTCATTGGCATAGGAATAGTGTACCTGTGAATCGACAAACAGGTTCTCTCTTCGGAAAGGGAAAGTGATATCCAGCGGAATCCGTACATGATGTCCGGAACCGTTCCGGCTGTCGGCAATGGCCATCACTACATTCCCGTGGAAACGGATGCTTTTGAAATCGTTCTCAGGGTCTTTGCTGATGAGCCTGTCAAACATGGCGTTGAAGTAGATGCGCAGTTCTCCGCCGTATGTGGCATTCTCTACCAGTTCTTCAATCTTCTCGTCAAACTGCCCCTTTTTCAGATGCAGTGCGCGGCGTACCTTATGGCAGGCCATGGCGACTGATTCTCCCCGCAGTGAACAACCGGTCAGATATCCGCTGATTTCCACTCCGAGCGAATAGAAGAAATTAGTGACGGACGAGTTGCGTATCAGGTCCTTTACCGGGTCGGAATCGTTCCGGTCGTAGATAAGTTCCCTGATTTCATCTTCATGCTCTTCAAACTCTCCGGCTAAATTGTCCGCTTCCATGTTCTTTCTTGTCTCCTCCAGATAGTCGTGCATGTTTGAGCTTTCCTGTTCCTCATACCATTCGTATGCCTTTTCATAGAGTTTTTCCATATTGTTGGAACGGATGCATTCCTCCTGGATGTCTTCATGCTCATCAAGGTCATCCCGGTAGTCCACGTAGTAGAGGCTTACATACTGTGGAATATAGTCTGTAAGTTGTAATGTCTGGTTCATGATTCCTGATTTTAAGAGTTATACAAACGAAAAAGCCCTGCTTGTCGTGCAGGGCCTGATTCTTATGGAACTGAAACCTTTGGAATGCCTGTTTGTATGGTATCTCCATGTCTCAAGCAGATAATCCTTGGTTCCCTTGATACTTCCGTGTACCATACATCCTTTTTCATCATACAGGTAGCAGGTGTTAAGGAGAACCGGTATGCCGTCATGCACCTTGTACATGTGCAGCTCAATATCATTCTTTATGGCGGCAGACTTTTCCTTTTCCACTTTTCTGTGTATGGCTTTTCTGACCTCGCCGATATGGGGAGAGGTATAGCCGATTATTTCCGAATGGAATGCAAACTGATATTTTTCCATACCACTTTATTCGTATTAAAATTCTGATATAAGTTCATCTTCATATACCTCCAGTTCAAGACCGCTCTCGACAATCCTGACCAGCCAGCGGCATTCCAGTCTTTCCATCAGTTCGACGGCACGGTATCCCTTATAGGGACGTCTCAGAAATACAATGTCTCCGGTTTTCATATTTGTTCCTCCTTTTTATTGTGCGTAGATTGTTTCTATCAGTTCTGTATCCGTAAGATAGCGCAGTTCCTGTGTGGAGCAGAACAGGCAGATGCCATCCAGCAGTTCATTTGCCGCAGCATCCAGGTTCCGTACTCCTTCGATCAGAGATTCTTCCAGTTCCTTGCTTGAAACAAGATATATTCCGTGAATGTCTTGAACAGTTCTCAAAGGGAAACGTCTTTCCTGATAGATGATGTCCTTTATCATGTCATCCTGTGGTGGCAGTTTGGCGCTGATTGTCTTGAACTGTTCGGGTGCGAGTGCCTTCAACCTGTCAGGATTGAAGCAGAACATTCTGAATCCCTGATATTCAAATCCGGCAGGTTCTGCTATTCTGTTATTGGTCAGAAAATCATGCACATGTCTGTTGCAGTCCCGGTTGTCCACATAGGCATGGAACGGTGGAAGGGAATTGAGGTTGACGGTAATGTCCGTGTAGGATTCCCAGCATTCCGGATTCTCCTTAGACCGGGATTCAAGTCCTACATACAGATTATCATTGTCGATATAACTGTTAAGGACGAGTCTGACCTCAATACGTTCAGCCGGTTCTGTGGCTGTTTTCCAGTATAGAGTGTTCGATTTGTTCATACTTGTATTGTTTTTATGAGGGAATACGGCAGTCATTTTACCGCATTCCCCGAATGTTATAATTTGATATTTGTTATATCCTGTGCGGACTCCTTTTTCACGGTCCTCAGTCTTTTAAGGAGATACAGGAAATATTCACGGTCATAGATCCGGAAAAGAAATTCCTCTGATGTCTCCTTGATGTGTCCGATGAAAGTTGCGGATTCCCTGCCGGGAGGATATTGAAAGAAATGTCCGTCGGAAACAAGGGTGAGCTTCTTTCCTGATACATGGTCTATCAGTTCGTCCGGAGTTTCGTAATGTCCTTTCCCTTTATAGAACTGATAATGGTTCCGGCGAAGACTTTTCAGGGTATTCGCCATGTCCGTCCTTGCTTGTCTGGAATCTGATTGGATGACAAGGTTGCAGATGAATACGGGCTGTTTTCCGTCCAGTGAAAAATAATAGGGAATGAGTTTGGCTCCGCTGATTGTTTTGCTTGTTTCCTCTTTTGAGATTACGGCTTTCCGGTTGATGATTTCCAAGTGACGGTCTATCTGACTGTCCAGTTCGGATTGCGGAGTGAGTACGGAGCGTAGGCCCTTGAAATATCTTCCTTGACGGGTGAAGCAGAAAGAGTACATATTTCCGTAATACGGTTCTCCCACAAAGAACGAGTTTTGTCTCATGCGCAAGGGTGGCAGTACATCCAGCAGGTCATAGTAATCTTCTTCGGTGATTTCCTTGAACGGTTCGGACAGGGACTGATGGTATAGCCGCAGTTTCTTATCCATCTCAGAAGGTGTTACGGCTTTCAGATAGGGATTGTTTTCCCGTATGCGCAGTTCTTCGACTGTTTCCCCACCATAGTCATTGTGGAATCCGTCACTCATACTCGTCAGGCATGTTCCGTCGAAGTATCGGGAATCGATTACATATTTCAATCGGTCTTTCATGTCTTATAGGTTTTGAAGGTTCAACACTCTTTTGACTGCATATACGGCATTCTGTGTAAGTTGTCGTTGCCATGCCTGGTATCTCGGCGACCATTTGAAACCGTATGATTTCAGTTCCTTGCGCTTCTGGTCATCCGGAATACTGTCAAACAGGATTTGCAGGCGGTCTGCCTCATAGTTCCATACCAGCGTTCCGCCTTCAAATTTCAGTTCACGGTTTTCCCGTTCTCTGATTTCCTGAAGTTTCAGTCTGGCCTGGCGTGCCATTTCCGGCAGTTGGAAGAAACGGTTTCGTGGAGTGATAACAGGTTTTTTGCATTGTGCATTGAAGTCTGTAATGAAGTCCACCGCTTTCTGTACGATTTCCACTTCTCCTTTTCCTGCATAGGTGCTTACCTTATTAAGGATACTGCTGACAAACAAGGCACGGCTGTATCCTCTTGCTTTACCGGTATCAATATCATGAATAGTCCGTGCGCTGCTTGCAATGTCACGCTTCAGGCGGTTCCATACCTCTTCCTGCTTCTGTTCTTCCGGTTTGGCAGCCTCTTTCATTCTTTCCATGGCAGACTTGAAGCGGTTGCGCCAGTCGTGAAATTCATCAAATCTGTTCTGGTATGCGTCTAGTGCCTTGTTGTTGCGTTGGCAGTTGAACTTGGCAGGTCCTGTCACCATCGGACTGGCACATCGTGAGAGACTACCCAACAGGGCGGAGAACTTACTATGGTATGCACTGACATACTCGTTCTGCTTTTCTTCCGGAATCTGTTTCAGATCCTCTACAAGTTGTTTTTCATATTGCATGATGTCTGTTTCCGCCCTTGCTTCAGGTTCGAAGGAACTCCATCTGTATGCGTTGTATGCAGCATCAAGCAGGTCTTCCAGATAGCCGGGATACAGAAATTCCACAGCTTCCCATTTTTCAAATTCATTTGGATGCAGTTCTGTTTCCCCGTCTGCCGTTTCGATGGTGTGTACATAGGAGCCCATTCCCGTACAGCGTTTACGGAAATGAAAAAGGACGGATTCGTCATCCGTCCCTTGTTCTCTGATCTTCTTCACTCGGTAAGCATTCTTTCTTGTCAACGTGATAACCGTCTGTTTTCCGGTCTTGTCCTTCATGAGGTCTGCTACTGTACCTTCACATACCTTCTTTCCAACTTCTTCAGTCATATTCTTTTATTTAAATTAGACATGACCGGCTCCGTGGAGCCAGTATTTCAATTTCTTACTGGCCCGGCTGTTCTTTGCCAATGAACAGTGCAAGGCTTGGCGGAAAAAAATACCGGAGCGAAGCGAGGATGATTTTTTTCCAGCCAACCAGCCCGATAGGGCCGCCTTGCATAGTCAGTGGCAAAGGGCGATATTTGCTGTAAGAAATGAAATATTAAATAAAAGAACTTATTTTTCTTCTATTTTTTTGATACATTCTTGATATTATTAAGCTTTCATTTAGTCTGCAATGATGGTTTATTATGGAATAATTCAAATAAATAAAAAAATATAATTACGTTTTTAATTATTTTGTCGTATATTTCATGAGGTTTGAAAATTCTTATTCTTACGTGTAATAAATTTAAAACTAATAATATTGTTTTATTATGAGAATAATTGGAATAAAAATAAACGAAGGCTATCCAGCTGTTATAAAAAACCTGAAACCTGGTGGATGGTATCCTTTTGGTGATTATAATGAACCAACAGAAAATAATAAATGGATTTGGGAAAAAGATAATGATGATGAACTTTTATCGTCAATTTATAAATATGCGACAGACGAATCTTTTCCTGATGGCTTAAGAATATCAGTTTCATGTATTGTAGGACAAAATGGATCGGGAAAAACAACTTTATTAGAGTTAATGTTTCGTATTATAAATAATTTTGCCTATACCGTTTTAGATAAAAAAAAGTATCAGAAAGAAAACGAATTACATGTACCAGTTGGTAGAAGACTTCTAGAAGCGACGGGGTTTGCCGCTTCACTTTTTTTTGAGACAGATGGTAATTTAGGGAAAATTGCATATAACTATGGAAATATTAGCTATTATTATTTGTCTGGTAAAAATCATTCAATGGTAAAAGAAGATTTTAAATCAGATTATATATCAGATAGTAAAAGAAAAAAAATATTATCGAGTTTTTTTTATACAATATGTACTAACTATAGCATTCATTCATTCTGTCAAGCAGATTATGTTACAGAAACACTTATGAATCCATTAGGAGAATTGGGAATTGATGGGAAATGGGTACGAGGATTACTACATAAAAACGATGGATATCTTACACCGTTGGTTGTTGTGCCATATAGAGATGACTGGGGTAATATTAACATTTCCAATGAGAAAGATTTAGCCGAACAACGATTAGCAACACTTAGTCTTTTATTTTGGTCTCAAGGAAAATGTTTTATGGATAAATATAAGCCTGTTTATATAGAATATCGTTTTGATGATACATGTTCCATACGCTATTACAATAAAATGAAGAAGTTATGTAATGATAAACTTTTTTTAGATGAAAAAGAGGTGAAAAAGTTACATGACAACTTTTGTAAAGTGTGGAATAGAAAACTTGAAGGTTTTGTGCCTTTTAAAGAATATGCTCAACCAATCAAAGAAACTATATTGACTTATCTAGTATATAAATCGATAAAAATCTGCTTAAACTATCCATCATTTGGTCAAATGATAGGGATAAGAATTTGGACAGAAAGTGAAAAAGAATACTTGAAAGAGTTGTATGGAAGTTCATATACATTAACTGGAGGAGAGAATAGAACCATGAGGTTTATAGAAGATAATGAAACTAATATTGAAAATGTAATTAACAAAATACTATCAGTTCAAGAGTATACACATATTACATTGAAAATCCATCAAGTGTTAGAATTTCTTAAGCGTAAAATTTATGATCCCATATACGCACCTATAGGTACAGCAGAATATCTGACGTCTGTAAAGAAAATATCAGCAGAAGAAATTATTAAACGTAATTTAAAAATAAATAATAGTCTGTTGCCTGAAAACAAGCAAAGAAAACGTTTTCATACTTATGATGAAGTCTTTGCGGTATTGCCTCCATCAATATTTGAGTGGAAGATGTATTTCCTACCTAAAGGAGAAAAAATTAGTCAAGATATGAATAATGGAATGCCATTAGGAAAAATGAGTAGTGGAGAGAAACAAATATTACAAAGTGCTAGTTATATTCTATACCATATTAAGAATATTGAAAGTATAAGAGAGGATAGCTATCGAAAAGCTTATCATCATATTAATTTGGTCCTTGACGAAGCAGAATTGTATTTTCATCCAGAAATGCAACGGACAATGATTGCAAATATTATTAAGATGCTTTCATGGTGTCATATAAATAATACAAAAATTCGTTCTGTAAATATTATTATAGTGACGCACTCACCTTTTGTCCTTTCTGATGTCCCTAAAAATAGAATACTTTATCTAAAAGATGGAAAAACTGAGAATAAAGATAATCAAACTTTTGCATCTAATATACATGATTTATTATATAACCAGTTTTTTATTCAAAATCCTATAGGTGAGGTAGCATTAGCTTCTGTAAAACAAATAGTAGATATGTATGATGTGACGAACAATGTACCCCAAAAGGTAAAAGATGTTTTCTTCTCAAAAATTGAATATTATAGTAAAGTTGTTAATCTTATTGGAGAAAATTATTTGCGTAATACCTTGATGGGAATGCTTGATACAATAATGTTAAGGAATAATAATAAACGAATTTTAGAGGAGGAAAAGAGACGTCTAATATTGAGGGTTTCAGAAATCGAAAAACTATTAAAAAGTTAACTTTATGAGAAGAATTAATTACCCGAATGCATATATAATGGATTCTTTAATGAAAGAATATAAAGATATCTTTCATGAAAATTTGCAGATTATGCAGGATAGATGGGATATATTAAAGCGACAACTCTGGCAATATAGTCGTAATGAATTTCCTCAACAATTATATCCTGATAACATAATAGATATTTTTTTAAAGACATATTCCCAATTAGTTGATATGTATATAGATTATATAGATATTCAAGGAAGTAAAAAAACAAGAAATCATGAAGAATTGCATACTGAATTAAAAAAATTGTTTCATTATTCTGGAGTGGATACTCCTATAGTAGATGCATATCAACCTAAGATTGCAGATTTCTTTATGAAATATTCTAAGGAATTGGATCTATCTGTATGCTTCTATTGTGAAACCAGTTTTATCAATACTTATGGATTTTCTAATGTATATAAGGATTTTGCAACTTTTCTAACAAGTGCTGATAAATATTTACTCAAGAGATATATTAGGTCTGAAGAAGATGAGGAATATACTGATTCTGTAATTAATGCTATATTTAATTTATGTCATGGAACAGATGTAAGTAATGTAGTTGATATATTTAATAATTATCGTTATTTCAGGAACATGAATCCAAGTAAAAGTGAAAGATTAGAAAAAAAATTTCGTAATCATTTTGATTTAGATCATTTCCTTCCTAAAAGCGTTTGTCCTTTAGTCGGATTATCGTTCTATAATTTTGTCCCAAGTTGCTCTGTGTGTAATGAAAAGTTGAAGGGTGCTGATAAAATAGGAGGTACTGATAAAACAAAACTTTTGATGCTTTCTCCTACAAGTGAAAATTATCAATTCGATCAGGAAATAACCATTAAGATTGCATATGATACAAATGTTTCTATGCTTAGGATGCAAGAACACCCTAACGATTTTCGTTTAGAATTTACTCCTAGAGAGAGTATTTATCAAGAAATTATTAATGAATTTAGATTAGATGAACGATATAATTATCATAAGCAATTGGCCTTGAAACAATATGATTTATACCAAGATTTTGCTCCGGGACACATAAGCCAGTTGGAGGTACTTTTCAATGGAACAAAAACAAGAGAGGAAATTGAAAATCAAATATTCCGTGGTGAATATACTGAGGACAAGGCTCGTTGTTTTGATAAATTAAAAAACGATATCAAAAAACAATGTGGTAAATGAGTAATTCTTTTTTAATAACATAATTAGAATAGAAATCATATAATAGTCCCATTTCTAGGTTTGCGTTTCATCCCACGAAGTATTTGTGCGGATTGTTCCTGATATGATAGAGGTTGGCTTTGTTTTTTGCCAGCCTCTATCCATTTAAGGAGCTCATCCTTATAGAAATATAATTTCTTACCACGTTTATAGGCTGGGATGAGACCTGTACGAGCAAGTCTATAGATTGTCGGTTTTGATTTTTGGATAAGTATGCTAGCCTTATCTATGTCAATTAGTTGATGCTGATTATCCGGTTTCTGTGCTTGTAAGGTTTCAACTAATTGATAAATTTTCTCTACTTGTTCTGTTAAATAGCTTACAGCCTGCGGAAGCTTGTCGAATGTGATAGGTTCTTTTGTCATAGTATCTGTTTTTGCTTTTGAGGATTAATATTTGTTGATGCAATATTTATGAATATAAAGTCTGATTTATTGAATTATATCTGGATTTAATTTAATCAGGCATTCTGTTTCTGAGTGAGACATCTTTTTGATTATAGTGTTGATTTCATTTTCTTTCATGGTATCAGCAAATACTTTTTTAATGAATTCTGCTGTATATGAACGTCGTTTACCTAATGCTTTACCTATGTTCCAACCCAAATGCATAACATCTATAGCTTTCAATTTTGAATCTACTTTTATAGGAATAATATCTATAGCAGTTTTATCCTGAAAGAAATCTGAAATATAAGCACAGAGGCGCTGCAGATTTTCTTGGCTTGTATAAGCAGCCATCGTTTGATGGATGTATATATGTACTAACTCTAGCTTTTTATCGTTCGTACGTTTCTGTTCTATAATAGTATTCGAACGGAGTTTTTCATATTCCATAAATGCTTGTTCTGGTTCAATCACAGAATCATTAAGATGTTCATGGATAGACAAAGATTTGCTATGATGACATAAATATATAATTATCTCGTATAATGCAATTTGCATTGATATATATAATCCTGTAGATATTATAAAGACCGATATAAAAATAATATTTGAGCTGAACTGATCAAAGCCTGCATTGATTGCTTCAATGCGTATAGCAAGTGCCATAAGAAGTAATGTTCCAGCTACACTAGAATCTAAAATAAAATATTCAAATTTCTTCAAATACATAAGCCGTATGTTTAACTGTTCGTGAGCAAAGGTAATGTTTATTGATTATGTATTATCAGAAAATGATAAGAGTGACATCAGACTTCATCAAACGTCACTAATTGTCATAAATAGTTTGATTATTATTGGAAAGTAATAAGTGTTCAGATGGAATAGGGGCGGATTAATTTATGAGATTGAATATAAGATATGAATTTATAACTTATCATATAATAAATAAAAGTAGTATTTTTTCTATATTATATGATAGGTTACGCTATAATTCCAATAATCGTTCCGCCAATGGTACATAATATTTTTGCACTTCTTCAACTGTTGGAGTATGACCGCCAGGAAAGTAGTAGGTATATTTATTATAATGCACTAAAAAAACTCGAAGTGTGCCAGATGGTCATTCTCACCAAATAAAAATGTTACTCGCAAACAAAGGGTGAAAATAGCGTCAAATAGATAAGAAGTGATGTCATCAGAATTTTATTTTTATAATGTTTTTAAAATAAAGTCAAACCGTTATATTTGCATATTATATGATATATTGAGTGAGTTATGACGAAAAGTACGATGGGTACTAAGTTGCCAAGAAAACTGGGTCAGAAGATGCAAATTGTGGGTGAGCAAATCAGACTTGCACGATTGCGTAGAAATCTTAGTGTCGCACAGATTGCCGAACGTGCTACCTGTTCGCCCATTACGGTTTCACGCATAGAGAAAGGTGTACCTACAGTGGCAATAGGTATTTATCTTAGGGTGCTTTATGCGCTTCAGCTGGATAACGATATTCTTCTGCTTGCAAAAGAAGATGCAATAGGAAAGACCTTGCAGGATTTGAGTCTTAAAAAACGAGAAAGAGCATCCAAAAAGAATAAGGTATGAAAAGACTTTATGTATTTGCAGATTTTGATTGACTGAAAGCACCAAGGTTGATTGGAGAGATGAGTTATGAATCTATTCGCGACTCTGAAGGCTATGAATTTTATAATCATTTATTTTAAATATGGCTACAGCATTATTTAGAACTTTTCCTTGTGGTCCAGGTGACTGTATTTTTTTATTAATAACAGATGATAATGGGAATGAATTTCATCTGATGGTAGACTGTGGCTCATATAATAAACAGATAAAAGAATTTGTAGAAAATACGTTGCATAAACGTATAGACTTATTAATTGCCACACACATAGATAACGACCATATTGCAGGATTGTCTACAATGTTAAAGTCTACTCCAGACCTGCAAATTGGGAATATTATATACAATTGTTATCAGCAACCAAAAGAATCTGAAAAAACTATTAATGACTCAATGCAGACCCTCATTAATGAATATATGCAAGAGTTACCTTCCGTAATTGAGGAGAGTGAATATAAGGTTTCTGCTAGGAAAGCAATTTTATTAGCAAAAAGTATATATGATAATAATGACTGGAAAAATGTTTGGTATACCAATTATATAACAGTCGATAGCAAAGACTTTGAACTAAAAAGTGTTGATGGTTTTAGTTTTGGGAAATTAGTATTCCTATCTCCAACTAAAGAAGCTTTTGATAAACTTGATCAGAAATATCAGAAAGCATTCTTGAGATATTTTTATAAAAGAAAAGAAAATAATTACATCAATGAGGCGAATATTTTCGAGCTCTTGACGTTGTTACAACAATTAGAAGATTATGATATAACAGATTCTCAGCCAACATCAAACTCAGATATTACAAATGAATATCTGAATAGAATAGCAAAAATAGAGAAAGAAGATGAATCAGAGGAAAATATTGCATCTATAGCATTTATTTGGGAATATAATGATGCTCGTATCCTTTTTTTAGGGGATGCAGCTCCCAAGGTTGTTATAGAAACGATAAAAGAAAAATATACTGGAAGATTGCCATTAAAGCTATTGGTAACAAAAATGTCACATCATGGCAGTATGTATAGTACTAGTTTACAGCTGTTTGAAACAATAAAAACCAGACATTATATATTTACAGGCGGAAACCAAAAGGAAAGACCTTCAGAAGCTACTATAGCAAAGATTCTCACTAGTAGTTTAGATGGAAATGAACAATTGCACTATTTACATTTTAACCACAAAAATCCAATTACAGAGCGTTATGTAAATGCTCCAATAAAAATAAAAACAGCCTTGAATTTTGAGGCAGATTACAATCAGATAGATGCATTTAAAATTTGAAACAAGAAAAATTCTGTTCAATGCTATTGTCCCGTTACAATGCGGTAGTGAACATGCAACGGCGTTCTTTGTTGGTGAAGATACGTTGTTAACAGTACGTCATGCGGTCATAGACCATTTGTACAACAAAGAAACTCCTGTGTTTATAGATATGGGAGAGTCTATTTTATGTGAAGTTGAAGAATTAGGTGGCCATAATGATGTTGTGATTCTGAAATGTACAAAACATATTCCTCATGAAACATTGCAGCTTCTTGCAGCTGAATTCAATGAAGATTTGGAATTGAAGGTAATAGGCTATCCTTCTGAACTAGGAAATAATAAAGATCTTATTTCCTTATCTATAAGAAACCGGCAACAAGTTCATAGACTAGAATATGATATTGTTGTAATTCGAGAAGATACTCTAGCTTTGTATAGCTATAAAGGATTCTCAGGTTCTCCTGTTATAAATGAATTTGGTTCTGTAATAGGAATAATGACCCGAAGTGTTTCACAAACATTGGGGTATATATCCATCAGACAATTGACAAGTCCTTGGCTTGACAAAAAAAATATACCATACAAACAAGATCATTTTTCAGAAGATACATCAACTTATGGTCGTAGAACAAGCCAAAATCAAATATATAAAGCAATAAAGTTAGCCGGTAATAGATATAATCCTAAACTCCATCAAGACATCAGTGACTTCAGCGTTAAACTTTATAACTTTATAAATAAAGATGGATTTGAAAATGTAAAAAAACAATGTGAAAAGTATAGACAATGGTTTTTGTCTTCGAAAAGGACTTTCAGAGATGAGGTTCAGAAAATATTAAAACAAAATGAAGCATATAAAAAAGAGTTTCCATCTTTAAGAGAAAAAGATGATGAATTATGGGCTTTTTTTGAACTTTCAGAGAATTCTGAAGAAAGTTCTGAAAGAGATTTTTATATAGAAAATTTACCTAATTATCAAAAATTCAGTGAAACAATAAACGATTACTACAAAAAGGTCATTATTGTAAGAGGTAATGCAGGGTGTGGTAAAACCCATTTTTTATGTCATGAAGCCCAGAAGTTATGCAAACAAATAAATGTATATTTATTATTTGGAAGTCAGTTCACTGCTTCTGAAGAGATAATACCGCAAATATGTAAATTGCTCAATTTTGATAAAACAGACTTAAATCTGTTGGACGATAAAATGAAACAAAATGATAGTATCGCTTTACTAATAATAGATGCGCTTAATGAGGGTGCGGAAGACAGTTATTGGAAGAAGCAGCTTCCTGTGTTATACGACACAATAAACAACTGCAATAACATTAAGTTGATACTTTCTGTACGTTCTCAGTCTGATGATTACCTGTATTCTACCTTTGCAAAGAACAAAAATGTAGAAGATATGACAATAGATGGATTTTCCGATGTCGAGAAAGCTACAAATGACTATTTTAAAGAATATAGGATTGAAAATCCAGAGAATAAAACCATTATGCAACGGTACAAATCAGATTTTAAAAATCCGCTTTTCCTTAAAATATTTTGTCAAGCAGCAAAAAGTTATGGAATAAATAACGTGATTGATTCTCCGAGATCAAACTTATATGTATATTATATATTGGAGAAAAATGCAGATATATGCCGTAAAGTTGACGAAGATGAATATCGTTATATCACTATAAAATTTTTAATGGATTTGGCAAACTATTCACTAAATTATAGACATTGCTTACCAGTTCCACGTGAGAAAGCTCGAATTTATGCTGATAGAATATGCCGTAATAGGACTTGGAGTAATAATCTCCTGAATGTTTGTCTAAAAGAGAATGTTTTGTTGCCAATCATTAATAATAATTACAATTGTGTACAATTTGAATATGAACAATTAGGTGATTTTCTAAAAGTAGCAACTATCAAAAATAGCAAACGCAATGAACAAAGTATTCGTTCTTTCCTTTTAGATGAGAATAAAAAGCATTCTTCACGTTATCTAGAACATTTTATTATCGCTTTATTGTCTGAGTGGGATTTTTCAGATGCCTTATTATTAGACAATACATTTACAAACACATTCAAGAAAGAACTGTTTGAAAGTATTAAATTGCAAAATATCAATAGAGAAAGGATTGCTAAATGGAGTTTAGAAAATAGAATTTACGAGCCATACAGCATTCTTGATTTAATCGATTCGTTGTCTGTTGATAATATAAGAGTTTTTAATAGTGCAATGCTTGCCATGACCATGTATGAACGCGATATGAAATGGTCAGTTTATATAGGTGATTTGTATAAAGAATATTATGAAGATGACTTCAGACAGCGTATAGGCTTTCAAATTCACTCTGAAGATGATGCATACAAAGCTTGTATTTTATTCTTGTGGATGTGTACTTCTCCTCATCCACAAGTTAGACATATTATCCTAAGACGAATAGTATCAATAATGAAAAAATTTGGAAATACAGGTTTTGTATCATTACTCATTGAGGATTTACATACTTGTAATGACCCATATGTATTACATATTCTATATGCTGCTGTGTATGGTTACTCACTTATATCTCGAGATAAAAATGCAATATCAGAGATAGCGAAAAAAATTAAACAGAGTCACTATAGTGATAGAGCTCAGGCACCATTAGATATTATTGTTAGACATTGGACATTATCACTTTTAGCATTTTCTAGAGAATTAGGAAACGAAGATTTGCTATCACAAGTACAACCACCATATGAATCTATGAATCCCAATGGATTAATTATTGATGAATGGGATGATATTACTGAAAATTATTTTGGCACATCATATCCATCACAGTTGCTTTATGAGTCTATTAATGGTTTTGAAGATTTTAACAGATATATTATAGGAACCAATAGTCGGAATACAAGTAATATATATATTAACGAAAAAGAGGGGCAAACGTCTTTTGTTCTTCTTGATGACATTCTTTTAATGATTAATAATCTCATTAAACATGAGTACAACTGGACTGATGAGATTGGAGTATTATTTAAGGACAGCTATTCGTCAAATCGTTTCAAGAATAAGACAGAGCGTATAGGAAAGAAGTATCAATGGTTAGCATTGTATAAAGTTGAAGCCTTACTAAGTGACCATTGTAAAATGACAGATGGTTATAAAGATAGATATAACAGTAACATATATGATGATTTACCAAGTATTCCTTTTCCATGGTATTCTGATGTTATTCCATATATAGACCCTACAATGACAGATGAAGATAAATGTGGAATGGAACCTCAAGAAGATGGCTCATTAAACATTGGTGAAAAAATGTCGGACGATGATTGGATGGATCGTAAGTTTCCGTTACCATTGCCAGTATTCATTATAACAAACAAACAAGGTATCCAATGGTTGGTACTTAAATCTCATCAATCATGCGATCAGGTTATAACAAAATTAAATAGAGAACTTTTCTTGTTCGTAGATTCCATCTTTATTAAAGAGGAGGATATTCATGCCTTTAATAGCTGGGCAAAAGACAAAAATTTTCATGGAGGGTGGATGCCGGAAAGTCATGGCGCGTATGAATTTCTTTGGAACGAATATACATGGTCTGATAGATATAAGCGAACTAAATGTTATGAATATGAGAAACGACCGCATGGTTGTCCATGCGATATTATAATTTCGAATAAAGGACAACTCCAAGAGAATTATGACGGTTTGAGAAATGCCGATAATTTTCTATCGACAGCTTATGCTCCCAATGAAGGGTTAATGAATAAATTAGATTTATATACGGCAGAAAGAGGGGTTGTGAGAAAGAAAAAAACAGATGAGGTAGTTTCTATGAACTTCTGTAAAAAAGGATTTAATGGAATTGCAATAAGAAAAGATATTTTGGATCATTACCTTCAAGATGAAAAATTAGTATTAATATATTATATATCTGGGGAAAAATTCTTGCATGACGGACATTATCAACCCAGAAGTACAAGATACGATTTATCTGGTTGCTTTTTTTATAATGGAAATGATATAAAGCCTATTCAATCTATGTACATCGCAGAGGACTCTTATCAAAAGTTGAAACGATGGAAGGAAGAAGAATCAGAAAAAGATGAATTTCCATTTGAATGGTAGTGTAAAATAAAGCGCTATAAAATAATCTGTGCCATGTTTTTTCTTTGTAAGAACTCATTGGGCTGTACCTGTACCAAGAGGCAAGATTATCTGTCCAGACGAGAGTAAATTATAAAAATTTAAACAAGTAGCCATCTTCATGGCGAGTTATTATGAGGTTGTATCCCAATTGGTCAGTGATATTTCGATATGTATTTTCTTAGTTTATAATTTAATAACTACGAATTAAATTTAGTATTATAATGTAATTATTTTGAATTAGATCATTTTAGAAAACAATATAATTGCAGTAGTTACCAATATTAAATGTGTATATTTATTTATAAATCAATTTATAATATGCATATAGTCTATAAAAGTAAACCGATGCCTATTCATATTGATGAATATGAGCATAATTCATTTGAATATGATAAATGGATCATATCAGATGATTATAGGGAATCAAAATATTGTTATGAATATCGAATTATAGTTTCTACAAAAAAAACTATAAAAGATTATAATGATTTAATATATGATTCAATTTTAACATCAAGTTTTGTGGAAAAACTAACGATGTTGCTTAAATATGTCTTAGGAGTTTCTTTAAATTCCCCGCATAATCAAATATTTCACAAAAGGGTTAGAGCTGTAGACTTTAGAGAGTTACCTAAAGGTTGGGAAGCTAATATTGCTGAAATTGATACATTTTTAATGGAAACGCTTTCTTCATTTGCACGAGCTGTTCCTATTCCTATTAATGGAAATATGAAAACTTCAATTTTGGATGAATTATATATTGCTCTTAATAATTATGATTCTTTGGATGAGGAAATCAAAGATTTGATAGCAGTACATAATAGTGCTGTTGAGTCTGACGAAAGAGCGTGTTATTTAATTATGGGTAAATTAGTTGACATGATTAATTGGTTATATCCATTAAATCATAGAATTGATAGGCGAATTAAAGAAATCTTTCCTGAACTAATTCCTTTCTTTGGAGATACTACAATAAAAGATTTAATGGGAATTGCTAATTCAAGAAAAGAAACAAGGCATTATAATGCGTCACCTCAATTACCTCATCCAACATTAACAAATCAAGAAGCTGAATTATATTTTCAGCGTATAGATATTTTAGCTTTAGACATTGTTAGAATAAGACTTGGATTACCTAAAATTGCTGTGGAGAATGGAAGTAGTAAATAAATAGGGAATTCTGAAAATCGGAATTCCCTATTGTGGTATTTAGAATTATTTCAACGAAATTTTATTCGCCGTCTCTCGTTTCTTGGAATTGACCAAATCAGCATAAATCTGTGTGGTCGAAACATTTTTGTGAGTAAGCATTTTTGATACTGTGTAAATGTCTGTGCCTAAAGAGATTTGTATGACGGCGTACGAATGACGGGCACAATGGAAAGCAAGTAGTAAAGCAAACGATTTCGGAATTGAATAAGGCAAACGTAAATGGTTGAGAAATAGCAAAAAGCGATTTTCTCGCATAGTTGGTACTATGCAAGAAGTAATGGTTATGAGCAGGTGTTCAGTTACCAAATCGTTAGCTCGGTTGTTACCGAAAGCCGATAGGTAACGAAATAATCTACGACAGCATCACATTGCGTTGATTGTCATTATTTTGCATAGTTAAGAACGCTTATATACAGGCTAACTTTGCCACTAAAAATATAAGCGTATGAAAGTAGAAAAATTCAAGGTGTTGCTCTACCTTAAAAGGGGCGGATTAGACAAGTCTGGTAAGGCTCCCATCATGGGACGCATTACCGTAAATCGAACGATGGCGCAGTTCAGTAGCAAGCTGTCGTGTACTCCAGAATTATGGAATCCTCGTGAAAGCCGACTAAATGGCAAAAGCAAGGAAGCGGTAGAAATCAATGCCAAGATTGACAAGCTACTGCTTGCCATAAATTCGGCATACGATTCTCTTTTGGAGCGTAAGATTGATTTTGATGCAACAGCAGTCAAAGAGGCTTTTCAAGGAAGTGTTGAAACTCAAATGACACTCCTCAGACGATTGGATATTCATATTGAGGATATGCTGTCGAGAATCGGTATCGATGTCGCCAAGTCATCTATGTCAACCTATATCTATACTCGCAGATATCTTGGTGAGTTTATTAAAAAGCGTTTCAAGGTTGAAGATTTGGCTTTCGGGCAATTGAATGAGCATTTGGCCTATGAGTTTCAGGAGTATGTATTGAAGAACAAAGGTCTTGCAGTTGATACGGCAAGGCATTATCTGGCCATACTCAAAAAGATTTGTCGACTGGCGTTCAAAGAGGGACATTCGGAGAAACGCTATTTCGTAAATTTCAAACTGCCAAAAGAGAATAGGAAAGCACCACGAGCATTAAGTCGTGAGGACTTTGAGAAAATTCGAGATTTGGAAATTCCGGCATCAAGAGTAACGCATAATATTGCAAGGGATCTATTCTTGTTTGCTTGCTATACAGGCGTTCCATATGCAGATGCTGTTTCAATAACAGACGATAACATCTATACCGATGACAATGGTGCATTATGGCTGAAATATCTGCGTAAGAAAAATGAGCACTTGGGTAGAGTGAAATTATTGCCCGAAGCTATTGCTCTGATAGAGAAATACCGCAGTAATGAGCGCAAGGAGTTATTCCCGATGATACACCACCCTAATCTGCGAAGGCATATGAAAGGACTTAGGGATTTAGCCGGGATTAAGACTGATTTGGTCTATCACATGGGGCGTCATACCTTCGGAAGTCTGATTACGCTTGAAGCTGGTGTTCCAATAGAAACAATCAGCAAAATGCTTGGGCATACCAACCTTACCACTACTCAACTTTATGCTAAGGTAACACCTAAGAAGTTGTTCGATGATATGGATATATTCATCAAGGCAACAAGTGATATGACATTAGTTTTATAACCCACAAAAAGTTTGAATTATGAGAAGTACATATAAACAACTGTACTACATTAACCGCAGCAAAATTAAAGCCGATGGTACAACCGCCATTATGTGCCGAGTAACCATTGATGGCAAAGCTACTGTATTATCTACAGGACTCTTTTGCCGTGCTGATGACTGGAACGGCAAGAAAGGCGAAACAAAGAATAGTAGAATCAATGGTATGCTCAATGACTATAAGAATCGTATTGATGATACTTACAATAGTCTGCTAAAAACAAATGGTGTCATTACTGCTGAATTGCTAAAGAATGCCATTACGGGTGTTTCAGATATTCCAAAATACATATTGCAAGCAGGAGAGATAGAGAGGGAACATCTTAAAATCCGTTCCGTACAGATTGACTCAACATCCTCTTATCGTGGGTCAAAGATGTACCAACACTATTTGCGTGAGTATATTAATTCGTTGGGCAAAGCGGATATGCTATTTACGGATATAACTGAGGAGTTTGGTAACAACTTTGTACTCTATATGAAGATGAATTACCCACATAAGCCATCATACAGGAACCATTGTTTGTGTTGGCTGAAACGATTAGTCTATTTGGCTGTGGACAATGGTATCTTGCGTTTCAATCCATTAGAAGATGTCCAGTATGAGAAGAAGCCTCCCAAGAGATTGATGTACATAAGCAAAAGTCAATTGCAGGATATTATGAACCATCCAAAACTCGATCCATTGCAAGAATTGGCAAGACGGACATTTGTTTTCTCTTGTTTTTGTGGCTTAGCGTATGTAGATGTGCAACGATTATATCCTCATCACATAGGAACAACAGCGGAAGGGCGCAAATACATTAGAACCTACCGTAAGAAAACAGATGTAGAGGCATTTATTCCACTGCACCCGATTGCCGAACAGATTATTTCGCTGTACAATACCACAGATGACAGCAAGCCAATCTTCCCATTGCCATGTAGAGATATGATTTGGTTCGAGATACACGAATTGGGATTTGCTCACCAATTCAAGCATAACTTGTCCTACCATCAGTCCAGACACACATTCGGAACCTTGCTTGTATCAGCTGGTGTTCCAATGGAGAGTATTGCAAAGATGATGGGACATACCAATATCCGTACTACTCAGGGATATGCCAAAGTGACCGATGATAAGATTTCGGAGGATATGGATAGGTTGATAGTACGGAGATCTATGGTATAATAAAAAGTGAAAGCATTGTCCTTAATTAGTTGTATTAATGTACCTTTGCAAAAAAATGAATATGGATAAAAAAGAATATTATATTAGAATGCATAGTAATCTTCAATATGTAAAAAAGAATAATTGTAACGGAGATTATTTATGTCCAATATGTTTAAATGAGTATAGTGAGCAAGATGTTAAGAATGTCTTAACAGAGGAAGATGTCCCTCAAAAGTCATTAGGTGGTAATCGAATTGCTCTTACATGCAGAAAATGTAATAGTCGTTGTGGCTCAGATATCGACATTCATTTGTTAAATGCGATTACAACTAGAGAACATCGCCTTTTCTTACCATGTTCAGAAAGAAAAATTCGTATTGAAAAGGATGGTCAATTATTAAATGCCAATCTTCAAATAGATGAGGATAGAACGATTAAATTATTGGTAGATACAAAGAGAAATAAACCTGATACTTGGATTGATTTTCACAATAATATATTACTACCTAATGAGGTCGTCAATGTGGAAGATGTGCCGTTGAAAAGAAACGAACGCAGAATTAGTGCAGCTTTACTAAAGAATGCATATCTTCTACTTTTTGCAAAAACAGGTTATACTTTTTTACTTGACAAATATTATGACTCTTTAAGAAAGCAAATATTAGAGCCAGATGTTTTTCATGTTCCAGATAGGTTATGGACAATGCAGAACATTCCGATTCCAGATGGAATATATTTAACACAAAATAATCGTTATCGTGGTTTTTTTGTGATTTATACTCTTAGACTTAAACTTTTATATCGTGTATGCGTCTTAATCCCTACGCTAAATGTACCATATTTGATGGCCGTGAAAGAATTGGAAAAAATAGACTCAAAAAGTCAAGTTAAAGTTCTACGATTGCCTGATTTGGATTATTTTAATAATATGGCATCCATTGAGAAGTTAAATCAATGGTGTTATGGTTGGAGTTTGAAATTTTAA